TCGTAAGTTTGACGGAGGTAAACTAGAATATGGTTTACTTCCACCACACTCTCTTAGAGAGGTTGTTGAGGTCCTTACTTTTGGTGCACAGAAATATGAACCTGGTAATTGGATTAAAGTACCTGAGTCTAAACGTAGGTACTTTGATGCGGCTCAAAGGCATATTTGGGCCTGGAAAGAAGGAGAACAAAATGATCCTGAGACCGGTAAAAACCACCTATCTCATGCAATTTGTTGCTTGATGTTTTTGTATGAACATGATACAATATACACTAAAGATTAATTTATAATGGAGTAATAATGAAACTATCTAATGATACCGTGAATGTGTTGAAAAACTTTGCCTCAATCAATTCAGGCATTGAATTCAAAAAAGGTAAAGTATTAACAACTATGTCTACAAACAAGACTGTATTGGCAAAAGCCACATTACAGGATGAGATTGATGACAATTTTTGTATCTATGACTTGAATCAGTTCTTGTCTGTATACTCTATCAATGATGGAACAGAACTAGAATTTGATGAACAAAATGTTATCTTCAAATCTGGCAGATCCAAGATTAAATATCGTAAGGCTGCTAAAAACCTAATCGTAGCTGCACCTGATAAAACATTGGCACTACCTTCTAAAGATGCTGAGTTTACTTTATCTGAAGAAGACTACAAAGCAATTATGAAATCTGCTGGCATCCTAGAATCAGAACACATTGTTTTTGAATCTGATGGTGGTAAAATCTATGCAACTACCTGTACAATCGGACAAGATGGTAATCCAACATCACATACCAACGCTATTGAAGTTGCTGATGGTAATGGTGAACCTTTCAAAGCCGTATTCTTACGTGACAATTTCAAAATGATTCCTGGTCATTATGATATTGAAATCTCATCTAAAGGTCTTGCATCATTTAGTAATACAAAAGTTGATTTAGACTATTGGATTGCTGTTGAAGTTAAACTATCTTCTTTCGGAGGTTAATATGGTTGATAAGATTAATACAATCTATGGTACACTTGATGAGGAACAATTAAAAGACCTCAAAGGCAACATTGATGAAATCGTTGTTTGCCTGAATAAGATACAAGCCTTGAATGAATCTATCAAAGATATCATAGATTTGTCACATGAAAATTCTAAGATTCCTAAGAAAATTATCAAGCGTATCGCTAAGACAGAATTCAAACAAAACTTCCGTAATGAAGTTACAGAAGCATCCGAGTTTGAATCGTTGTATGAAGTGCTGAACGAAATCAAGTGATTTTTTATTATTATATTATGAGGTATTTGAATGTTAATAGAACACACATTGTGGGTGGAAAAGTATCGCCCACATAAAATTGCTGATTGTATTCTTCCTGATGCCATGAAGGCAACATTTCAGGAGTATGTAAACAGAAAAGAAGTACCTAACCTGTTACTTTCTGGTACTGCCGGTATCGGTAAAACTACTGTGGCGAAAGCCATGTGTGATGAAATCGGTATTGACTATTTGGTTATCAATGGTTCAGATAACCGTGGTATTTCTACTATTCAAGTTGATGTTAAGAACTATGCCACTTCAATGAGTTTTTCTGGTGGTAAGAAAGTTGTTATCATAGATGAGGCTGACAATCTAACCGCAGATGCACAGAAGGCCTTGAGAGGAATCATAGAAGAAGTTTCTATCAATTGTTCCTTTATATTTACCTGTAACTTTAAAAACAGAATCATGGATGCAATACACTCCAGATGTTCTGTTATTGATTTTAAAGCCAATGGTTCTAAAGCCAAGATGGCATCACAATTCTTTAAGAGAGTTGAACATATATTAGAAACTGAAGGAGTAACTTATGATAAAGAGGTGGTTGCAGCAGTCATTACAAAACATTTCCCTGATAATCGCCGTATCCTTAATGAGCTTCAGCGGTATAGTATTGGTGGCACAATTGATAAAGGTATTCTCGCATCAGTTTCCGATGTGCAGTTAACTGAGTTGGTGAAGTCTCTTAAAACAAAAGACTTTGCTAACTGTCGTAAATGGGTCACCAGTAACTTGGATAACGATCCTGCACGAATCTTTAGAACACTCTATGACAAACTATATGAGGCGTTACAACCTAACTCCGTACCTCCTATGGTTCTTATATTGGCCAAGTACCAATATCAAGCTGCCTTTGTAGCAGATGCTGAGATTAATCTGATTGCTTGTTTGACCGAGATTATGGTTGATTGCTCTTTCAAGGAGTAATCATGGCAGACCTATTCAAAGAGATAGTTCCGTCTATCTTACAAACTAAAGTTAATTATCTCCGTGACGATGTGGACGTGAAGGAGTATTCTCCTTTTATGGTCAATCGTGCTCTTTCTTATCACATGGATTGTGTCTTGTATGCCAATGAGATGAATCTGTATCCAGATTTAGATTCCGATATGCAATACCAGTATCTTTTGAACACTATTCGTCCAATGAAGCGTAAGTTTCAGCCATGGCAAAAGGCCGAGGCGTTGAAAGATATTGGATGCGTTAAAGAATATTTTGGATACTCCAACCAAAAGGCCAAAGAGGCCTTACACATACTAACTAAAGACCAGATTTCCGATATTAAATCTCACCTTGATGTTGGTGGAATAAAATAGTTCTTTAAAACTTATTTTTTATAAATACTATTTAAAGGACTATTTATGACAAATGTAATTAAATACAATCATTACCCAAATAAAGACGAATTTATATCGCTGTATGAAAAAAAGAGTCAGCAAGAGTTGGCTGAATATTATGGTTGTAATAAATTGAGAATTCGAAAATGGATAGATTATTTTGGTTTACAAAGAAGAATTCAAGGTGGTGGTAACAATAGAAAGTATGATATTGATGAAAACGTACTTAGAAACCTTATAAACGCAGGATATAGTAACCGAGATATTATAGAAAAATTAAATATAAGAGGTAAATCTTCATTAAATTTGTGGCTCAAAAAATTTGGTATAAAACGAACTCACAATAAAACAGAATATCAAAATTATTGTAGAAAAGTCCGGTATTTAACAGAATTAGAATATTCTAAATACTCCGATATAATTAACCCACACAATAAGCCAAGAACTTTGTGTGGTGTTGATGGTGGTTATCAATTAGACCACATCAAAGGGGTTTCAGAATGTTTCTATTCTAATGTTTCAATTGAAGAATGTTCATCAAAAGAAAATCTACAAATGATACCATGGAAAGAAAATTTAGATAAAAGAATATTTAATAAAAATAAAAATAAGGATTGAGAATGAATGATATTGATATTTTTATCGGCCATGGTGTTGAAATAAAGTTGGAAGATAAAGATGATTTTCTTAAAGTAAGAGAAACATTAACCCGTATAGGAATTGCTAGTAAAAAAGATAAAACTCTATACCAATCATGTCACATATTACATAAAAAAGGTCGTTACGCAGTAATGCACTTTAAAGAGTTGTTTGCCTTAGATGGTAAACCAACCGATATTACCGAAAATGACCTGTCACGTAGGAATGCTATCGTAAACCTATTGGAAGATTGGGGTTTGATTAAGATTGTGAAGAAGGAACAGACAGAGACACCACCACCTATTTTCCTAAGCCAAATTAAAATCTTGTCTCACAAAGAGAAAGATGAGTGGCAATTAGTTCCTAAATACAATATTGGAAAAAAACCTACAAGGGAGTAAAAAAAATGGCATCCATACAATTACAAAATTATTTAAAAAGAGCCGGATTAATTAAAGAAGAAGACTCTACCGAACATCAAAAACATTATGATGACGGTTACAAACACGGCCGAGAATCTGCAAGTGATGCTGGTTTTAAGGAAACAGCTAGAGCTCGCAAAAAGGAAATGTTGGCTGATAATCCACACAAAAAAGGAACACCGGAACATAAAGCTTGGCATAAAGGAGCTAGTGAAGGTCACCAAGATGCTCTTGATTTAGATATGTAATATTGTTAATTGGGATAAATACTAATACAGGCCCACCTTAGGGCTGTTTTGACGTTAACGGTATAAAGGCGTCCGAGAGATTTCACTGCCACTCGTAGTTGGCGCTGGATAAAGTAACCAGCAGATACGCCTTCGGGGTATCAATTTTTTAAACTTGCTTATTTTTAAGGAGAAAACTATGTTGACTATCAACGACCTAAAAGCGTTTCAAAAATCATTTGACCCATTTTCTGTGGGATTCTTTGATGAACTAGAGAGTCTTGCCCATTTAGCGGCTAAGAACCTACCAAAATATCCACCGTACAATATCAAACAAGTAGATGATAACAAATTTGTCATTGAACTGGCTGTTGCTGGTTTCTCCAAGTCTGATATTGAATTG